GCTTTACTAAATTGAGAAAGGTCAATTCCAGCGGCGCTTTGCTGCTTCTCGTAAGCCATCCTGAGATTGTTGGCAGTTTCTATCTCTGTTTTTAGCTTGTTAATTCTATCTTGTCTAGCCTGCATAAACGTTGATGTTGTATCAAGTACGTTTTTATCAACCTGCGCAAATTGCTCTGCGTATTTTGCAGAAAATTCATCAACAGTTAACAGCCAGTTTTCAGGCTTTAATGCCTCTCCCCATATTTTTGTTTTGTCGATGAATCCGGCCATCTCGACAGTAGCAACCTGCACGATAGCTCTGATATTTGACGGGAATTGCCAAAACGCATCAGACAGGAGATTTGACGATTCTTCGCCAGATAAACCCCAATTCATTAGTTGTTCTTCTAGGAATCTGCCAGCGTCATCGATAGCGGCTTTTATTTCCTCTGTTGTATCATGCCACTGACCACCCCAAGCATTAATCAGCCCTAGCGCCTGTCCAGATGATATTGCGGCAGATAACTCATTTACCGCATTGGTTGCAGCAATGACCTGTTCTTGAATTAACCCACCAGCGCCTTGGCTTGAAATAGCCCTAAAAAGTCCATCCCATGAATCAGATAGGTTGCTAATTGCTCCGTCAAGCGTTGCCATGCGGTTAGACATGGCCCCAGCAAAGTTGTTTTCACCAATTCCCTGCAAGTATCCTTCAATTGCCGCAGAGTTTTTGGCAACTGTGGTTGTCACACCTTGGAATGTAAAAGAAACTTTATCGCCTTCTTGTTTAGACTTAATGCCAAACTCTTTTAGCCTTTCAAACTCGCCAGTAGTAGCATCAGCAACGGCCTCAATCATTTGATTCAGGTCTTTCCCCATTGCCGCCGCTGTATTGCCGTAAGCTGTAAGCGCTTTTTGGCTTGGTGTTAAGCCTAAAGAAACCAGCTTAGTAAATGCTGTTACTGATTGATCAAGCGCGTAAGGAGTGGATGCGGCGAATTTTGAAAGCTCATCAAATGCGGCATTAGCGTTAGCCATGCTGCCCGTCATGGTGACTAGGCTGGCCTTTAATACGTCAGTTTGGCGAGAAACGCTAACCAGTTTACTAAGCGCAGCACCAGCAGAGGCAAGTCCAGTAATCGCACCAGTTGCCTTTACTGCTGCACCAGTTAGCGAGCTTAGTCCTGCCGTGGTGGAGCTAACCCCCTCACCCTTCACCCGAACAATCAAGCTTGCAATATCGGCCATTTATTTTACCTCTCTCATCTCAAATATTGCGTCAATATCCATGATTGTCTCGATTTCGCTTGATGTTGGTTGCCAGTTCACAAGGCGCAAATAGCTCTCGATTTCTGCGTAGCTCAGTGCAGCTCTTGGCACTAATGTTACCACATCGGCCCCGTAACAAACACCAAACCTAAGGCGCTTATAATGCCCATACAGCAGCGCCATTTCCTCGGGAAAGTCTGGCGATTGTCTTTGTTGCTGCTCTGGCGGCTTTTCTATCACCCCCATGGCAACTAGCGCCTCATTATGCGTATCGCTGATCGCATCAAATTTCGCTAGCTTCTGCTTATCGCCCCACTCCCATGCGCAATATTCAAGCAGGGCTGTTACTTTTTTTGGTGCTCACCGAGCGCCTTGTAAAACTCGTCACGGATTTGCAGCGCTAACGATGGCATAGCGTAAAGCAACTGAGATAATGTATCCGAGCTAAACTCATCGTCAAAATCCCAGCCATCGACCAGTTCAACCGCAAAGGCCTTGTGCAGCTTCGATACTTCGATATTGTGCTTAATGTTGTACTCGCCAAAGTCTTTGGCCGCTTCGCATTCTGCTTTAAGTTCTGCGTTGTCTTTTTCGAATCGTTCATCAAATAGTTTTAGCAGTCGGTGATAGCGAGTCAGCGCTAGGCTGGTATCATCCGAACCAATCGCTTTCAGAATTAAATGATTGCCGCTAGGCTCGTCGCCAACCATTACAGGGACCTTGTGCGCTGGGTTTTCTGCTTGCTTGAGTAAGTCTGCTAATTTCACGTTGTCATCTCCATGTTGTTGACTGTAATAGTGTAGCTATAAGCAGCAGTAAATTAAATTTAAATAAATGTTGACAGCGTGGAGATAGAGGATAGAATGGTGGTAATTAATGTTGATAACCAAAAAGGAACCACAAAATGAAAACCGCCCAACAACACGCCCAAGAAATCCTGCCGCTAGTCACAGCGCAAGCCAATGGTGAAGTTATCCAGATGTACGTAGGTGACGAATGGTATGACTGCATGGTGCCGACTGCGTTTGTCGATGGTTGCAAGTATCGCGTGAAGCCAAAAACTATTTTGGTGAATGGGTTTGAAGTGCCTGAGCCGATGCGTGAGGCTCCAGATGATGGCGCGAAGTATTTCATCCCATCAATAAATAACGATTGTTTTGTTGGGTATCACAATTTTCATGGGGATAGATGTGATAAGCGCTGGCTGTCTCGCGGCCTAGTTCACTCAACAAAATCTGCCGCAATTGCACACGCTAAAGCCATGCTTGGGATTGATCCTAAGGATGGTGAATGATGCTTAAAAAATATTACACGTATGAAGTGATAAGAGACGGAAATATTGTAGGTTCAGGAGTTATTGCGGTTTGGTTTTGGCAATCTTCACTTCTAGCGCATAAAGAGGTTACCGCACTCCTGCCGGATGGATTTCAGCAAATAAACTTTCGCCGCATTAAATAAGTCGCACTTCCATGTGCTAGTCCCAAACCTAGTAGTAGGTACACTAGTAAGCAATGCGCTGGATCGTGATTGACGATTGCAGCGCATTGCCTGTTGCTTGACCTTCAATTGACAGCGTTACCGACTCAGCGCCACCGATTTCAGGCGTTGCAGAGGTCATGCGAGCATTGCGCAAAGTGAACGACATTGCGCCAGAGAATCCGCTTAACACGCTGGTCAACTCAATCTCAGTCTCAGCGATGAACTTCTCAATCATTGTCAAGTCATACATCTTGCCAGCAAGAGAGAACGTGTTGTTTGCCCTGCCACGCTCGATAAACGCCACTGACTTATTGCCAAGCTCAAACTGTGCGCTGGTTTCGTTGTCGTTAGTGATGGTGAACGTATCAACCAGCACAAGCGGAGTTGAACCCTCAAACGCTGAAACGTCAACCGAGGCAAATGGATCTGCCGTATAAGTAGTGGTAAATGTTGAGCCTGAAGGAAGCCCTGTAAGCACCTCTTGGCTCAGTCCAATAAACGGGAATGAACCAGTTACCATGGCGTTAACAGCCTGCTCGATGGTGAACCCGGTAAACTCAACGCCGCGGGTAATTACGTAGGCGTCAGGATTACCGCACTTGCCTTTGAACCAAGTCAGGATAGAAACCGATTTACATAAGTTTCCTGTTTCCAACTTATCAGCAGTGGCAAAATCTGTGCTCACGCCAGTCTCATCGGTTAACGTATGTTGAATACCTGCACCAGTGATGACCAATGCAGTTACTGAGGTTGCAATGAATGGCTTGGCGTTGTCGCCAGTTAAGCCTTCAAAGTAAACCAAGTCACCAGCCTCGGCAATCAACGTAAAATCTCCCGCTGTGCGCGTGAATGTTTTTAGCGCAGAGTCAACCGCAACAGTTAACCCTGTTTGCGAGTCACCAGCAACCCAGTCAGAAGTCATGGCAGCAGCAAGTAAATCGTCTTGGCTTTGCTGGCTTAGCTCGATAGCGTACTCACCTGTAACCTGCTCGTTACCTGTGCGAATGCTTGAAACCTCTCGATTGCCGTCAAGCTCAGCAGACACTAAAGCATCACGGGTAATAGCTGGAACGCCGCTAGTAGAGCGAAGCGGCCGCCAAGACGGACTTGTTGGAGTAACGCCAGGTGTTACTTCTGGCACGTAAAATTGGGCTGTTGTAGCCCCTTTGTATGGCTGGACCATGATTTATAACCTCACTGTATAAGCTTCAAACCTGATTGATACGGGCTTTGTGGCCCATCCGTTGTCAACTGTAACACGATCTGGAGAAAAATTAGTAATTTCAGCGCAAATAACGCCGCGAACAAGCTCTGTCGATGGCTTAAAAGCAGCATTAATCAGGTCGATCATCTTGTTAATCGGCGCGCTGCCCAAGTGACTGGCGTAATGAACATCGACTTGATAAATCCCGCTGCGTCTATCGGTAAAATATAAATCCGCATCCTCAACAGGCGCAGGCAGTAGGAATCCAGCCAAGTAAGGCGTTGCCGTATTCGTTGGCGCATTAATGTTCTCAAGTGCCACGGTAATGCTATTAGCAACCCCGAACCGCATTAGCGCAATTTCAAAGGCTTTTTGAAGTGCTTCTGTGTATCCTTCTGGCATTTTTAATCCTTAATGAATTTCACCAAAATCATAATCTTCATCGTGAACAACTGCATCATGGACGTATATAAGACTATCGTGCTCACCAGATTCATATTCTTCAACATTGCAAGGCTCTATATCATGCTGGCAGAATGGGCAATATTTAGCATGCTGCGTCATCTATTAATCCTCGCCTATTCATCCAAAATGCTCTGAAAACGCGCCACGTTAATCCGCACTACCCCAGCCGGAGCTTGTTTTGAATAGCCGCCAACAGTATTTGGTCCATCACCTGGGTAGCCGCCAAACTCTATTTTGTACGAATATGGCATATTGTTTGCCAAAGTGAAGACGCTAGCGTTAATCGACCCATTAACGAACTCTGTCATCTTGCTTACTGTAGCGTTTCCAACCTTATCATCTATAGCTAGGATTCCGCTTGCTGGAATTGCACCGCCTGCCTGCCAGTTTGCTCTTGACCTACCTGTTTTAACAGGCCACCCCAATATCACCGCAGAAAACAACTTGATAGACGTCCCGCGAATGGCGCGATCAATGCTAATGTTCGCCTTCTTGGCAAATGCTTCTATCTGCCTATCGAATGTTAGAGCCATATTGCTTCAACTTCTCCACCGCTGCCACATACTCGGGATCGCTTTTATCAAGTTCTTTACCGCCAACAAAAACGCTAACACTGATTATCTCGCCCGTGTCGCTGTGCCGGAGTTTTATTTGTGGTTTTGGTTTAATCATTTCCGCGCCTGCATCTTATAAACAACAGCCTTGTCAATGCCATTGTAGTCGGCGTGTGGCGTGTCAACGATAGACCATTGCTTACCATCAATCAGCAGCTTATCGGCGGTTGTTGGCACCACTCCAACATTAACGGATACAGTCACCATCTTATCACCTGACTGGATCGTGGTGCCATTAACCAGCGATTGCGACACGGTAATAGCCACCCCTGTGCAATTATACTCAGTATTAGCCGCAGTGACATACTCGCCTAAGTCGTAATCAAAAACAGTGCCAACGCCAAGCACGATTAGTTTAATAGGCGTTTCGCGCTCATCAAACTTTGTTAGTAGCTTGGTAGCCACCTTTTGCATACGATTAGAAAAACTCATGATATAAGCCCTTCAATCTCTGAGGCAACCAGCAAGGCAGTTGGAGCAAGATTCCACCCATGACTAGAGTTAACTGCATACAATCCACCGAAGTTAGCTCCAGCACTGTCACGGATGATTTGCAGCGTTAGAACGTCACCAGCATTCATTTGAATGGCTACGCGAGACTCAACGATATAAATCGGGTCTGTTGACGTCATTCTAGCGGCAGAACTGATGCCAACTTGAACACCATTAAGCAGAATGCGCGACATAAGAATGCTTGTCCCGCTTGCGCCATCCCTTCCCTTTTGCATCTTGAATCGGAACGCGTAATAGCCTGTTACGTTGCATGTGATGGCTCCATCTGCTGATAGAGTAAGCTTTGTCAGCGTCTGAGCTGCGCCGAACTCAACCTGAAGAGCCGTTCCAAGTGCTGACGGCAATTGGCTTGCTGCCGTGGATGACGCTCGCAGAATCTCAACCTCTCTAGACCCTACAAGCACATCCTTAGTTCCTTTTTTTACTGTGCTACCGAAAACAACCGGCCCCGCAACAGTTTGCGCGGTAGTCTCAACCACGTTAAGCGCAGAGTCAGAAATCTGCGTTTCGACTTCTCGATGCTTCTGCGGGGTGATTGCTCCAGTGGTGTTGTCTGGCAGGTTGCTGTTGATTAGCGCCAGTAGAGCAGCTTTGTTTTGTGCCATTATCGATCACCTTTGCCGTTAACTATTATCGATACAGCTTTTTCGCTAGCCATCACCGATACACCCCAAACTCAAAGCCATTATTCTTGCAGGCCACAAGTAGCGATTTAAGAGCATCCATGGCGCGGGTAATGGTCACGGTCCCGCCTGTTTTGCCGTTATTGAAATACGATACCGCAACGGCGCCAGTTACTTCCTCGCTTGCAATCGATTTACCATCGTCAGTTGCACGAACATCAGTACCTAGAGCAAATTCTGCCGCAGCGTAAACAGTTGCCTTGCCGAGCGCCTTTGGCATCCCGCTGCCGTCATCGCGAGGATAGGCCAGCGCCTGCGTGTCAGTTAGGCGATCACCTGCAAAGCAATCTTCCTGCAAATCAACGTATTGAGTGCCTTTCCTGAGCGTTATCTCCGCCTCAGTGTCATCTGCTGGCAAAGTTATACCGTAGTTTGCAGCAAACGTGCGAGCGTCAGCTAGTGAAATATAACTGTCCGAGTCAACCAGCCCCGTACCGTCCTCAACGATTAAAGCCATTTCATGCGCTCCAAAAACAATCAATAGAATGAGATAAAATTAACCTATGCAAAGAGTTTACCATAAGTTATGAAAAATCACAGATAAGTAATAAAAAAGCCCACACTAGGCGGGCTTTTTGGTTGATTTCTTGGTAGGAGCAGGATCATCTAATTTCTGATGCTTTTCAGGATCGAAATCAGCAGCATTGATTAAAACGTATTCACCTTGATCTTTGCCCCATGGTTTAACTTTGATAGTTTCCATCGTTATCCCCATAAGTTAAGCGGGGCTAACCCCGCGTCACATTAACCAAGCAAAATAGCCATGTGCTCTGGCTTGACTGCCTTAGTACCCCATGCAATTGCGACTTCGTATTGCATTTGACGGTATTGGGCATACATGGACACCTCGAAGGTGATGCCAGACACTGGGTCAGTAACCAGCATACGGTCAACCGCTGCGTCGCCACCCTGCGGTAACGCTGGTGCGCGCATTGCAAGAGCAATCGCAGAGCGAGCAAACACCAGTGAGCGAGGGCCTGCTGAAATAACCGTGATTGCAGTTGCTGATGCTGCAATGGCTTGTTTAAGACCGGGCGCTGCAAGCGTGATTGTGCCGCCGTTTAATACATCGTCATCACCAGAGGCGACTACATACTTATTGGTATCGCCAGCGAAGGTGATGATATCACCCGCTAGAATTGTACCAGTACCAGCAGAAGCTAAGGTAATTACAGTTGCACCAACAGCGTAACCTGCTGCGTTGGTGGTGGCTGATGCGCCAGTACCTGCTGTTGCTACAACCACTTGACCGGATTCACGGATGCTCACGCCGTCAGGGTTTACCAATACACCGCGCTCATTCACTGGCACCGTTGACCAATCGCGAGTAGTGTTGATGCCGTACAGTGTGCGAATGTTCGCACCTGCGCCAGTATCAAGCACCGCTTGAATGTCACCAGATGGAGCGCCGTTATCCACAAGGATCTTGCGGGACTGCATCAGCTCACTGGTGTTTGTTGCAAACGGAGTTGCACCAGCTGTACCATACGCGCGTGAAGCACTGACGTAGGTCAAAGCTAAATCGCGTTCAACTTCGTTAACCAGTGTGCGCATCGCTTGCGCCATTTGATCGCGGAAGATGACGTTAAACTGAGCGCCGTTGTTATCAACGCCAAGACGTTCCTCACCGTTCCAACGAATTGGCACGCGGCGAGCCTTGGTAATGGTCATTGTGGTTGAACCGATGGCTTGATCGCCATCGTTAGGAGGCGTTACCGCTGGAGTGATGTCGGTGGCAGTTGCAACTGGCGCAACAGGTGATGTTACTTGCTGACCTACTGCGGCGCGGGTATAGGTTGCATCCATCGTCACAGCAGGAATGAAGCCAACTAATTCGCGAGACACTACGTCAAGCGCGTTATACATTGACGGAACTAAGCCTGTTAGGGTGTTAGCCATGGTCTAAATCTCCATTAATCGGTTAAGGTGCCGCCCTTTTGCATGAATTGCTTTTGGGCGAACGGGTTAAGTTTTTCAAAATCACTTCTAGAAATTGTCGCCGTATTGCTAACACCATTAGCACTGCGATTACCGTCAGCACCGCCGCCGGATTTAACATCTGCTTTCATCAACTCACTAATAACTGGATGTTTTTGCATCCACTTTTTAAACTCCACCTGGTCAGTTGTGATCACATTGCCAGCGAAGTCAGTAAACTGTGTTTTAACGTCTGAACCGTCAAACTCTGTCTTTACCAATTGCGCGATCAAGTCAAGCGATTCGGCCTTGTGAAACTCAGTAGCGAATGAGCCAAGAATTGCCTTTTTGCTTTCGCCTGTCACTCGCTGTGTCAGGGATTCAAGCTTTGCCGTAAGACCTCCGCGCTCTTTTTCGAACTCACCACGGAGGCTTTCTTCGAATTTATCAAGTTCGCCCATTTTCTTGGCCGCTTCTTGCTCTGCTTTTAAACGCGCTTCTTCAGCTTCCTTAGCCTTTTGCGCTACTGTTTTCTTTTCAGTCAACAGTGCATCGCGAGATTCTTTTAACCCTTTAAGTGCGGCGTCAAGTTCTTCCTGAGTGTAGGTTTTTGGCGCTTCACCGCCGCCGCCTTCGCCGCCTTCTAACGCTTCTTCTTGCAATCGGTATTTCAGAGTAAACATAATAGCCCCTAGCTGTTATGTGGATGGTCACAGACCTTTAAATTTAACTTAAGCATGTAAATCTAACTTAAGAATATAAGTCATTCAAATGTTATGCCATGGTGGATTAATTTGCAACAATAAAAAAGCCGCTAGTGCGGCTTAGTGTTTTGCTTGCCTTCGCCACGCTTCACAACGTTGCTCAGCTCGCAGTATATGGCCTGACTGCTGCCCCATCTGTTCTGGAGTCAAGATTGATCACCTCGCTTACGGTTGGTTGACCAACAATGTGCTACTGGCTTTGCCTCGCGAAACTAATCGCTTCCAAATAGACCAATGACCTTTGTTAGCGTCTGTAGCACACTGAACACATTCTATACCTTGCAGGTTAACCGCGCAAATACTCTGCCACTCGCTTATCCGCAGCCGCCATTTCATCAATCGCTAATGGTCGACCTAAATTATCAACCGACAGCTTTCTAAATTCTTCGGCATCAATGCCAGAATTGCGGAATATCATTCCTTTGGTCTTGCCCAGCACTTCATCTTGATATGACGCAGGCTGTCGTCTTAGCCAATCGTAATAAGTCGTATCTGCCGCGACTTGCTTGCCGCCATCTGCGCCCTTGCTTGCGCGTGTAGCGCCTTGGTCGAAGATATCGAACTCTGGTGATAGTTTTGGTGCAGTTGTGGAGCGGCAATTATAATGCGCAGGTGGCTTCGGCTGGTTTTTGTCTTTGAATAAATAAACCTGCCCATCACGACTGCGGCAAATATCGCTTGTGCGACTGTCAAGCGTTGATACCCAAGTGTAGCCGATAACTACGTCATCGTTTTCTTGATACGTGGCAAATCGCGCCTCGTTAGCCAAGTGCATAACCAGAGTGCGACCGTTAGCCATGGCGTTACGCTGCGATATGTCTGCAAGCCCACCATCGCCGACCACGTTTTTGATAATCTGGCGCGTTGTTAGCCCTTCGACAAATCCAGACTTGACCCCCATCACTAGGCGAGAAACTTCATCGTTGCCCCATGAGTTAATCAGCGAATCAAAATCAATTGGACTTGAGGCCAGCTTTAGTGGCTCAAACTTCGCGGCCGCCCAAACCTGTTCAACTGTCGGCGTTACCAAGTCAACATTAACCCAACCGCCAATAGTGTCGGCTTGATAACGTGCCTCGTACCTAGCGAACTCGCGCAATTGCTTGATTAACTCCTTGCGATACTCTCCGGCAGGCACTTCTAGGTCTTTTGCCAGCTTCTCAAGCAACTTCTCAAGCCTTGCTCTTGTGCGCTTATCGCTATCAAAACCAGCAACAGATTTACGCACAATGGCTTTCATCGCGTCAAGGTATGGCTTTACCGTGTTACCCACCTCAGCACCATGCTTAACAGTGCTGATATGGTGGGCTAGTAACTCATCGTTTAGTGGCATACAGTGACCTCGCACTGAATATTTAGAGTGTTTGGAATTTTGCCAATAACGCCTACACAGTGATTGATTGGCTTAACAAGTACGCGCCACCCATTGTATTGACCAATTCGCTTGTATTTTCTTCCAGTTCTATTAAGAATAAATTTCTCGCCATCCTCAATATCCATCAATTTCATTTATGCGCTCCTCGTAATCGAGTGGTGGCATTTATCGCCCCATAGTGCAATAGATTACCGTTAATGCTACCGCAATCACGCAAATCAATAAAGCAAATGCAGGCGCAGCACCATAAAGCGCATGGAAACGATTGTTGTAATGCAGCATAGCCAGCGACACAGTGCGGCTATGAACCCATTCGCCAAAGTTCCACACTTCGACATCGTTATTCTCACCTACTCGATAGTAGTCAAGTTTATTGCCGTTGAATGCAAAGTATTCAGCACCTTCTGGCGCGTGTTTGCGGATGTTGTGGGTCACAGATCAAACTCCTTATTAAGTGCCATTTCCTCTAGCAATTCCTCGGCCTTGCGCCTTGCCTTGGCCTGCTTTGCGTAATACTCAGACTTGCGCTGGTCCAGTGTTTTATTTCCGCAGCGGAATAGCTCGTTTTTGTCGGTTTCGTTAATTGTGCTCATTGTCATCACCCTCCATTACAGTGATAGTTATAGCGCTTGGTTGCTCTGTCAGCAAACGCCATAGCGGGTTAATATTGGCATCTAGCCATGCCTCGCAGTCTGTGCCTTTTGGCATGTTGCCTCGAACGTATGCTAGCAGTTCGGTGGCGTATGGGGTCATAATCAATGCTCGTAAAGTGAGTATTTTATGCAAATATCATGAATTTCAGGTATAGCTCTGAATGTATAAAAACTTCCATCATAAATGCCTGTTTGATATACGTATTTTCTTCCTTTAGTAACCATCATTTTATTTCTTTTTGCATTGACAATGCTTCTTTTTTCTGAAAATGACATCTCATCTATAACGTCGCATAATGACTCATTCATCCACTCGCATGCATTACACTGATAGTCTTTTGCTGCTAACCTTATTTTATTGCTTAAGATTGTCATCTTCCCATCTCCACTCTCAGCATTTCATCTAACAAAGCATTGCGAGCATTGCGGCACTGATTAAGCGCTGCGCCTCGGTATTGCTTTAGGATTGCAACGCTATTGCATTCACCAAGGAATCTGCGAGCGTTGCGGTAGTTTTGGATTAGTTGGTTCATTTTGCAACCCTCCAATCATCTGAATCTTTTAACTCAATCGACTCGAACCCGTCATATTCGTTTATCTTGAAAAGAGTTCCTTCGTCAACCATGACAACTTCACAACCAAGAAGCCCGCCAGTATAAGCATCTGGATAAATTTCCTCTGCCTTGGCAAGTTTATCTTCATCTGATGCCCCATTTACAAATAGCTCAACCAATTCTTTATTGCATGGGTCAACTTTGCTATTCCAAGTCGACCATCCAGCGCCATACCCTTTAGAAACTAGAATTCCAACCATGTTCATTTTCTATCTCCAATCCAAATCAACAATTTTAAATTAGCACAACGACACGGCATGTCAACATTTATTTAAACCATTGCGCAAAATAAAGCCCACTTGTGTGGGCGATATTCCAATTAGTTTTACGTCATTTCGGACAAATGCATAGAGTTTAGTTTGGATATTGTTGTATCCATGGCTAGCCTCCTTGGTTATCCTGCTGTTGATTATCTTGCTGACTTTCATCAGGCGCTTGCGGTATCTCTCCGCTAACCTGAGTATTGAGTGTTGGCGCTGGCGCTGGTGGCTGGCGCTCTAGCTCGTCCTCGATTTCTTCATCAGTCCAGTTTGTGGTTCCTGCCGCACGCATTGCTGCGTAGTATGATCGAGCTGGCAATAGTCCTGCGTTGATATCCGCAATCCAAGCTGCGCGGTCTTGCGCTGTGAGTTGCTGCATGAAAAATTCAGTGTTCAGCTCAAACACAATTTCACCTGTCGCATTAATAAACTCAGCGCACCACGCAATAGCCTGCTCATACGCCATCGATACGTTTTTAGCAATGGTCGCCATGATTGACGTATCCGCCCCGCGCTGGAGTCGTGCCGCCTCAGCCGTGACTTGAATCGTTGGCGTGATTAATTGGGCCCCAATCATCACAGCTTGATTTTCCTTGTCGGCCATAAGCGAGCGAGCTAGGTTGCTTTCTGTCGCTTGGATTAGCTCGGCTGCACCACCTGCGCCTAGATTGTGTCCTGTGCGGCTTCCAATGCGAATGCCGTTAGGATTTAGCTCCTTGAACGTATTCGGGTCCATGTTTTCGCCAGGGTACAGCATCAGCGTTGGCTGCGAGCAAATATAACTAGAATCCTCAACATCAGCTGAGTTGCGATAATGGCCGATATTCACATCAGCAAGAGATTCAAGTGGTGGCGCGTCTACTGTGCCGTCATTGTTATCTGATCCGATGAATGTGAAGGGGATATCGATGCGCTCGGCAATGTCGATGACTTCTTCATAACCTGATTGCTCGCCGTCATACCCAAACGTGAACACCCGCTGACGATAGCGACCATCAACGATTTCAAGCACCCGATAAAGCTCGCCGCATTCCCACCAAAATTCCTGACCATCTACTTGATACTCGTACTGTTCTCGCAAGATTACCATATCAAGCACTTTAGTTGAGCCAACTTTGCGGTAATGCCAATGGATAATGTTCTCAGCCGTGTAAAACAAAATTCTCGGGTTTAATCTTCCTGCGTTTTGCTCTGCACGTGTCGCTGCTTTGGCTTGTGGAGCATCAACCAGCAAACCTCCTCGACCTAGTGAATCTAGCTCGGTCAGCGAGTCTTGCGCATGTTGCAATAGGCCAATGCCAGAGCCGTCACAGTTTGTTTTCAGGTACTCAAGCTGTGCAGGAAGGTCAATTTCAGGATCCTTGCGTATCACCGCGCCAACCATGCCGGATAACGTGCGCTTGGTGAAGTTGTAGAAAATAGCCCCGTCTGCGTACTCGTCTTGGCGCTTCTTGGC